TGTTTATGGTTACGTTTCTAATTCTTATATGTATTACTATATTAAAGATAACCTTGATTTTGACCAACTTATTTGGGAGTTTGGTACAGATACTGAACCTGATTGGGTACACGTTAGTTATGTAGATGGTGACTCTAATAGAAAAAGATGTTTATTGGCATACAGAGAAAATGGTAAAACTAAATATAAAGATATAAGCAATGTTTAAAATATTATCAAAACTATTTGGAAATGCTGGAGGTAATGTAGCAGAAAAGATTTCTGGCATAATAGACAAACATACTTTTAGCAAAGAAGAAAAGGCTAAGATGAATAAAGAAATGGAACAAGTTTTTATTGATGCTGAAGCTGACATCCAAAAGAATGTTACAGAAAGATGGAAAGTAGATATGGCTTCTGATAGTTGGCTAAGTAAGAATGTTAGACCGTTAGTTTTAATATTTCTTGTGGTGTCTACAGTTATTATGGTATTTATAGATGCAGGAGTTATATCATTTGAAGTTAAAGCTAATTGGATTGATCTGCTGCAACTAGTTCTTATAACAGTCATAGGAGCTTATTTTGGGGGTCGTAGTGCAGAGAAATTTAAAAAGTAATGGCAAAGCTAACCACAAGTAATTATCGTGCTTCTAAACGCACTAAAAGACCTGGAGTTCATTCTAAGAATGCTAGTAAGGGTCAAGTAAAATTTAAAAAGAAATATAGAGGTCAAGGCAGATAAATATTTTTTTATATATTTGTTCTTGCTTATAGCTAAACTTGCACAACCTAATAAAGATGGACGGTGCTTGGAACAGGTATAACTTTCTTTCTTTTTTACTAGGTTTTTTCTTTCTTTTTCTTTTTACTCTTTTTCTTTTTCTTTCTTTTTAATTATAAATTCATATCTTAGTGAATATGAGAAAGGTATCACGCAAAAGTCTTGTAAAGAAATTAGATGCAATATTCTCTGAATATATAAGGCTTAGAAAAGCTAATAAGCAAGGCATAGTAACTTGTTACACTTGTGGTAAGAAAGCATATTGGAAAGGTCAAGGAATGCAGAACGGACATTTTATGTCTAGAAAATCTTACTCAACAAGATGGGAAGAATTAAATTGTCAAGTACAATGCTATGCTTGTAATGTGATGAGATATGGTGAACAATACAAGTACGGATTAGAGCTTCAAAAAGAATATACTAAAGACTTACCAGAACAATTACTGATACAATCTAAACAGATAAAGAAGTTCTCAAATATAGATTTAGAGGATATGATAAATAAATACAAAAATTTAGTAGATAAAAGAAAAAAAGAATTATCTTTATGATCTGTTCTTTACAGGTACTATCATTTTGTTTTGGAAGGGGGAATTAATTTTCCTCCTTTTTTTTTGTATTTGTATTATTAACATTTTTTAATTATCTTGCATAAGTATTGCAATGAAGCAATATGTTAAAAACAATTATATGACCCATAAAGAAGATTTATTAAGGCTTTTAAAAGCTGAGGTAGAGCAATTAAGAAAGCACTACTTAGAGAGTGATGCTGTAATCAAGAAACTAGAAGATAGCATTAAGGACAAAGACAATTTGATAGAGTCTTTGGAACTTCAAATTAAACAACAAGAAGTTAGAAACGCACATTTAGAAATTAACATAGTAGACGAATATATAAGATGAAAAGTAAAATCACACACATAGAACCAAAAGGAACTTGGTCAAATACTTCTGGTACTTTTAATAAGTATCAAGTATCATTAGCAAATGGAAACTCTTATAGCTTTTTAGCTAAAGGAGAATTTAAAAAGAAAGTAGGAGAAGAAATAGAATATCAAATAACTAACGAACAGTACAATACTGCAAAGTTAGTATATCCTAAAACTCAGACTTCAAATACTCAAACATATAGTAAACCTCTTGATACTCATAATAGTATATTAAGACAAGTGGCATTTAAAGGAGCTATAGAACTTGCTTCTTCTGGCAAGATAAACATTGAGGAGATAGAAGAATTTACAAAAACATTTAATCAAATATTAAAATAATAATTATGGAAATTACTGGAAGAATTAAGAAAATTAATGATGTAAAAACATTTGGAGCTAAAGGCTTTAGAATTAGAAGTATGTGGCTTGTTACAAATGATAAATATCCACAAACAATCTCTGTAGAGTTTACTCAAGATAAAGTAAATCTATTAGATAACTTCACAGAAGGTTCTTTTGTTAGAACTGCAATTAACCTTAGGGGTAGAGAGTGGGAGAATCCTAAGACTAATGAAGTGAAAGTTTTCAATACTATTGAAGGTTGGAAGTTAGAAGATGATGTAGAGCAGGTGAGTGCTACACAACAAAGTCCTGATAGAGATAACGACTTACCATTTTAATGACTGCAGAAGAAAGAAAAAAGACTCCTGTTTATTCAGGGGTCTTAAATTATTTTCCTGATGCTATTTTAGAAGTGGCTAAAGTTTCTTATATTGGTAATCAGCAACACCATCCTGATTTACCTTTGCATTGGGATAGAAATAAAAGTACAGATGAATTAGATGCTTTAAGTAGACATCTTATTGAAGCTGGTAAAATAGATACAGATGGTGTAAGACATTCTGCTAAAGTAGCTTGGAGAGCTTTAGCTAACTTACAAAAGGAAATAGAAAACGATTAAGATGCTAATAAACTTTGACCAACAGATTGATAAACTACAACAAATCAGGTCAGGTAAAATAGTAGAAGGTTTAGGATTAGGATTCCCAGAAATAGATGAATACTTTAGATTTAAACAAGGCAACTTCTTAGTATGTCTTGGACACGCCAATGTAGGTAAGACTACTGTGATCTTATATATGATGTTATTGTATTCTATAAAGCATAAGATTAGATGGCTAGTGTTTTCTAGTGAGAATGAAGCTCATAGTATTATAAGAAAACTTATAGAGTTTTTATCTGCTAAGCCAATAAACAAAATATCAGAAGAAGAATTTGAAAAGCATAAAAAATTTGTATATCATCATTTTAAAATAATAGATGCAAATGAATTGCACACTTATAAAACTCTTTTAGAATTAGCTACAAGTATTAAGAAGGCTTGGAACTATCACGGATTTCTTATTGACCCTTATAATTCTTTGATGAAAGATAGAGAGATGTTAAAAGGTATTAACTCTCACGATTACGATTATGAAGCAACTTCTGAGATACGATTATTTTGTAAAAAACATAATGTAGCAGTATGGTTAAACACACACGCAGCTACAGACGCTTTAAGAAAAAAACACGGTAACTCTGATGAATATGCAGGACATCCTATTCCTCCTATGGCTAGTGATGTGGAAGGTGGAGGTAAGTTTGTAAATAGAAGTGATGAATTTATTTGTATTCATAGATACACACAACACCCAACAGATTGGATGTATAACCATATTCACGTTAGAAAGGTTAAAGATATTGATACAGGTGGAAGACCTACTCCAATGTCTGAACCTATCAAACTTAAATCAATACTTAATAATGTAGGATTTCAATTAAATGGAAATCATATAATAACTCCTGCTTTAACTAAACAAATTAATTTACCGTTTTGAAAACTCCTGTAGAATTAGCATATGAGAAACATAACCAATGGGTAGAGATAGTACAAACCTTTGGAGGATTGAATGCAGAAGAATGTGAGGACTTGGTACAAACTATGTATATACTACTAATAAAGAATACACAAAAAGGAGTTGACTATATGTATAAAGATGAAATTAATTATTACTATGTCTTCAAACTTCTTAGAGGATTGTATGTAGATTTAATTAGAAAGAAAAGTAAAGTAAAACTGATTAGCTTAGAAAACATAGAACCTGTGACAGAAATAGATCACAACAATTATGATGAGGTTTATGATAAGCTCCAGGATATTTTAAAAGATATGTACTGGTACGATAGAAAAGTATTTGAAATAGTAGAAGATGGCACTAACATAAGTGAACTTTCCAGAAAAAGTAAAATAAGTTATTACAGCTTGTATAATACTTATAAGAAAGTAAAACAGAAACTAAAAGATAATTTATGAATTATAGGAAGTTCTATGAAAAATATTACAATATGAAAGTTCCTGAAAACTGGGAAATTCATCATATTGATGCTAATAGAAAAAATAATGATATTACAAATTTAATAATGATGCCTAAAAAACTACATAGTGCATTACATAATTATGTAGGATTACTTCAAAAAAAACATATAGAAAAAATCATAGAATGGTATAAAAAAATCAAATACCCAATGAGTAATGTATATTTAGGTTACAAATTAAAAAAGGAAGTTGATAAATTAGATATATGTAATAAATTAAAAGAAAAAAATAAAAAATATATTAGTAATAAAAATAAAATTTATGATAATTATCTTATTAAACATAGATTAAAAAAAAAGATACCTGATTGGACGCCTAAAAAAAATTTAATGAATCTAAATAATTTATTACCGTATAAAACAAAAGATGAAATATATAATAAATTGAACATATACTATGAAACTAGGAAACTTAATTGAATTAATTACAACATACACAGGAATAAAATACTTAGTAGAAACTTATCACGCTTTTAAAGGAACTAAGTGTGACTGTGATAAAAGAAAAGATGCTTTAAATAAATTTAAAATAGACAGAAATGGAATTACAAAAGTTTAGTCAAGAGGACTATGATAAATGGACAGAGTTTAAATCTGCTAATGGTAAAAGCATAAACAGACCAGAACAAGAACTTATTGCTAAACTACATTCCATCTATCATAAGCATAGCTATTATCTTCCTTGCACTTGTACACCTAAAACATATATAGCGTGGATTAAACAACTAAATGACATTTACGCTAATGGGACTCAGTAAAATACATTTATACGAACAAGCAGTAGTTAAGATATTAAATTTAGATACTTGGGACTTAAAATGGGCAGGTAATGGATTTGAGCATTATGATGCTATAGGTAAGACTCCTAAAGGTCACGACTGTGTTATAGAAATGAAGTTTCGAAATAAATACTATAAAGAAAAAATGTTAGAGGTTTATAAGTATGAACAACTAATAAGTATGGATTCCGAAATAGTAAAGCTCTACTTTGTATCTGACCCAAAAGGAAACTATTTGTATTGGTTAAACTACTTAGAGATGCCAGAACCTATAGAGATGTATTGTCCTGACACTACTATGTGGACTAAGAAACGATTACTAAAACCTGTATATCTTCTTACAGAAGAACAAGCTAGTATTGTAAATATAGATAATTAAATTTTGTTAATAACTTATAAAGAGTTATATTAGCCTGTATAAATTAAAAACAAAATTATGAAACATAACCACAATGCTTTTGAAAATCAAATATTCAATCATTTCAGAGAAAAAGTAAAAGCAATAAATGATGCAATAGAATTATTAATAGAGCATAATTATAAAATTATTGATTTAGAAAATCAAATTATAGATAAGGATAATATCCATAATATAGAAAAGAGATTTAGTTTTGATTATAAAAGAACACCTAAAAGAACTTATGAAAAAACAAAGACAATACAGGAGTAATCAAGGTAGAAGTCCTGAAAAAGAACAACAGATAATGAATGTTATCAAGGTAGGATTCATAGGATTAATTATAACTATTATAAGTTGTATAATACTTAACTAATGACAGTATTCCAAAATCAAGTCTATGAAGCTAACTTTAATTATATAGGTCAAGCTCTTGTAAAAGCATACGATACTAAAAAAGCAAATAATGAATCTACTAAACAATTAGGTAATCTTATTAAATCTGTAAATGAGATGCATATGTTTGTAGTAGGACTTAGAAACGAATTACAAGTATTAGACTTTAAAATAAAGTTAGCAGAGTCAGATAAGCTAAGAGCTATAGAAAGAGCAAGAAAATCAGAAAAACTATTAAAATGATACAACTACTAGACGGTAAGAACTATGAACACAAAGAACTATTATCTAAGATGGATGATGATTCTTTTTATTATGGAGAACTAAACAAACTAGCTTTAAGTAGTTCTTCACTTAAATTACTATTATCAAGTCCTAAGACTTATAAGCACGTTACTAAGTATGGTAATCCTGAAACACAACCATTAAGAGATGGATGGTTATTTCATACAGCTATATTAGAACCTCACGTTTTCAATGCACAGATATTTGTAGATGTAGCAAGTAAAAACACTAAGGCATTTAAATTAGCTAAAGAAGAACACGGTAGAGTATTTACAATGTCAGAAAAGAATAAAGCTGAGAAGTTAGCAGATGCATTCTTCAGAAATGAACACGCACTTAGAATGATTACAGACTGTGAGTTTGAAGTTCCTGCAATAGGGAATGTATGTGGTTATCCATTTAGAGGTAAAGCAGATGTTCTTGGAAAAGATAGAATAGTAGATTTAAAAACTACAACAGACATAAAAGGTTTTCCTTATGCTGCTAAGAAATATGGATATGATGTTCAATGTTATTTGTACTGTTCTCTCTTTGATGTGGGATATGAGCAATTCAAATTTTTGGTAATGGACAAGGGAAGTTTAGATTTAGGTATATGGGACTGTTCAGAAG